GTCTTTATCAATCTCTACTCTCGTACCCTTTCTATGATATAAATGAATTCTTTCAAAGTCTGGTGTATCATCTAATTCTAATACATGACCTGATTCAGTTTCATGAACATGATTGAATGGATATATAGGATCAACATAACCTCGTTTTGGTTCACCAGTAACAGTTTCAATAATAGGATATGTTTTATCGTCATAATCTCTAGCTAACACATTGACATCAGAGGTACCTAAGTAATCTATCTTAGGGTAAGTATCACCTTTAGTCTTTCCGTCGCGTCTAGGTGACTTGTCGAGCGCTAGAGTCAATCCATAACCTCTGACGATATGTTTAGGTGAAGGTCCGTCTGGTGTACCTTTATATGATGAATCAGATTCTAATCTTGGATCATTGAATCCTTCTAAAGTTGTTCTTTCTATTTTAGTAAAACTTCTTGTACCTTTATCATCTATACTTTCGTCTATTCTATGAAAGGATTGTGGTACTCCAATAAATGACCCGATAACTACAGGTGCTTGCATGTTTGCATCATCTCGATAGAACCCCATTACTGAAGACCCTTCAACAAGTCCGTGTGTCGAAGTTCCTAATCCTGAGAGTGACGGTGAAGTTGTAGGCATCATTACATCAGACCAAGGTAAATCTGGTGTTGCTATTAATTGTTTATCATGTGAATGAGCGCCATGTATTCTAACACGAACTCTGTTTAAAAACAAAGGATCATTTCTATCTTCAACAACACCTGTAAACCAAGTGAATCCCTCTCTACCCTGATACATCATTTAACTGTGTCTCCATACTCAATCTCGGTTGTCTCAATATTATTGAGAACCGAATCTTTAATACATTTAATATTAGTTGTACATTCTTTAGGTGTTAACGACCACATAATTTCTGTAATTAAATGTCTACCATTATAGAACTTAGGTTGAACTTCTCGTTCACCAGGTCTTACTGAAGGTATATCAAGATTGATTACTTGACCTACAGATATATCTGTTCGAGCAGATAAGACAACATTAAGTGTATGATAATTCAATAATTGTTCTGCAGCATTTCTAAATTGATTTGAACCTAAATGTGTGAAATGATCTGCTTGATGAATTTTATCTTTTGAATCATTAACAAAAGATGAATCACTTGTTAACATGTGCATACTGTCTGAGTAATCACTAATAGCTTTACCTTCTTCTGACCCCATAATACTAACATCTCCTTCATCAGCAGCAGAACCAATATATAATGTTTCTTTTTGTGTACGAACAAATGCGTGTGGGTCAATAGAATCACCCTCACCCCCAAAATGTTTTTCTAGGAAACTGTATGTCTTTTCAGTATAGAATTTATATGTGTTATCAATAGTTGTTTGTTTAGATGCAAATAATCCTGTAACAATTCCTGTCAATACATCTGCATGTTGTTTGATTGCGTAAGCTAGTATTCTTCTACCCATACCAAGTTTGGTATCTGTGCTATCATAAGGTTCATCTTTATCACCACCAGATGATTCTGAAAAAGTAAATGGTCTTCCACCAGCGTAGTCAACACTCATCATACTTTTTAATGATTGTAATCTGTATCCACCTGTAGCTGTTTGATACCAAAAGAATGAATCTTGTAGACCACTGTTTGCGTCTACACCTTGTGCTTGCTTACATAACCAATTTATGGTATAATTAACAGTCCAGTTAGGTATGACAACATGATAATTATCACCTTGAGATTTTTCTCGTACTTCAAAGTATGGTTCTAGTTTAGAATCTTTAGGATCATTAACTATTCCTAAATGTTGTTCAGCAAGATGTGCTGCCAAATCAGTCATAGAACCTCTTAACGCTTGACTTACTCTTTTTCTTTTTGACTTTATTAGTTCTGGAGAACAAAAACTTATTCTCATTACTTGAGAACTAGCATCAACTCGACTTACATTATCTATTTTATATATTCTAAATATTTGATCTATAGTATCATCATCATGTGTAGATGTACTCTTAATACCAGTAGGTTGTCTGAATCTTATTCTTAATGATTCTTGACCGAATAGTTTTCCGTTTTCTAAGAATGATATTGAATCAGCTATAACCATTTCACCTAACAAGAAGTTTCTTTTAATTGATTCATAAATATTACATGTTAACATAAGACTACGAATATCAAATCCGTCACCTTCATTATTTACTAATGTTAATACTTCTAATTCATAACTACTAGGGTTAGAACTGTCTACACTTACTGCCATAATTAATCTCTTACTAATTCACTAAATTCTTTTATAACTTTACCTATATACTGTGGTTCAATATATCTTATTAAAAACTTTTCTTCATTAACATCTCTTTCATACTGTACATTAGATACTGCTGTATTATCTGTTGCAACTGTTGTTTGAAATCCATTTGAAGTTTTATAATGATGAGCTGCATCTTGTTCAGTCAATACAGAAGTTACTGTAAATGATTTTAATGAATCAGAACCTACTACAGTACTATTAGTAAATATACCTGATACACTATTTAATGTTATTCTATTATGTGTTGGATTGACATCAGTTACAATACCTGAAGCACCTGAAGTTGCCTGTGTTACTGTCTCTCCTAATTGAAACTTACTAGATACAAGAGTATCATGATTAAATGAAACTATGTCTGTAGATGACGATGCTGATAATACTATACCTGAATACTTTCTATCAATAAATTTATTAAAAGTTACTTGAGACTTTGGCCAATCGTTGAAGTCTTGAAGATTCTCATTAACTAAAAAGAAAGTCCAATACAATGTTCCGTCACCATATATCTTAGATGCTGTTGCATCAGGTCTTTCACCGTCTGTTATTCTGTAATAATTATATCCTGATATACCTTCTTGTAAATAACTCCACACGGATACTTTACGAAATAAATCTTTAGCTTTGTATAACTTTCCGTCACTCTTGAAATCATAGTTAATATTTGGTATGTGTTTAAAAAATCCTTGTGACATTATGTATTATCCTCCGCAGCTTTTGCTTCTGCCGCTCTTGCTGCCGCAGTAATTGCTTCTGCTTGTGATGCATCATCTACAGCACTAGCTGCAATACCTTGAATATCTTTATCAGAACCACCTTCTTGAGTTTGTTCTCTAGCAGTACCTGTTTTATTAGTAAATGCCGCAACTCTTGAATCAAATTTGTCTCTATCTAATGTTACTACTTCAGAAAATGATAAAGATATACCTACACCTGAAGGTGCGCCGTCTATCATTCTTTGAGAACCATTCAAACCATAATTTACATCAACTCCTGTTAATACTGATACCATAGGATAATCTATCCAATTTTTCATGGGTCCGTGATATCTAATTGCCCATTCATTTGGAAATGTGTATATTCTTTTATTAGCACCTGTTGTTCCTGGTAGTGCTGATTTTTTAAATGCGTATGCAATTTCTCTAATGACTTCAGAATCAGATTGTGTTTCAGGATATAATTCAAATGAGTATGAATAAGTTCTCATGTCAACACCTGAGAACATCTGGAACTTCATAGGATTGACTGTTTTACCTGCTGCGGCTTTTAGTATTTTACCTGCATCGACATTGTCCAACATTATTTGTTTTATTTCACTCATGTCAGCAATACCTCCAGCACCACCGAACATTTTACTAACAACGGCATCTGCTATACTTTTTTCACCTTCTGCATAAGATACTGATACAGCATCTGTCATATCAGTAGGTACATATAAGAAGATATCATAATTAACTTCTCCTGCTTCTGTATTTTTTCTTTTTAAAGAACGAAAATGAATATAGTTCTGTAGATTGCCAGACTCGTTGTTTTCAGTTCTCCAATCTGTTGGAAATTGCATTTTTTTAAATTGAGGAGGAGCATCTTGTGGATTTTCTCTCCCAGCACCATTAAGAACGGATGCTCGAGCTTCTCTGTTCGTACCTTTCATCTCCATGACTTCTTTTGATATTGCAGGTATATTAGATGTACGAATACCTGTAGCACCTGTAAGTAAGTCACTTAAACCGTCTGATATTCTTTGGTCGAATGAATTTGAGATGTTAGAAAGACTTCCTAACCTACCTGATATTTTATCTGCGAAAGAGTTGGTATCTCCTGATACTGAACCTATATAATTGCTTAATGCTTTTCTTGCTTTTTTAAATGCCATAATTCCGTGTTCTCTATTGTAATATATACTGTATAGTTATTTATGTCTTATAAAGGAAAGTTTAGACCGAAGAATCCAAATAAGTATAAAGGTAACCCTAGTAACATTATTTATCGTTCTCTTTTGGAGCGCAGATTCATGGTGTACTTGGACAACAATCCTTCTATACTAAAATGGAGTTCTGAGGAAATCATCATACCGTATGTCTCACCGATAGATAATCGTGTGCATAGGTATTTTCCAGACTTCTTTATGAAGTACAGAAACGCAAAAGGTCTGATAGTAGAAGAACTAATTGAAGTGAAACCTCACTCACAATGTTCACCACCTAATCCAAAGAAGAAACTTACCAAAACAGGTAGAACATCTAAACGATATCTCAAAGAAGTACAAACTTACATAGTAAACGATGCAAAATGGAATCAAGCTATGAAATACTGTAAAGATAGGAACTGGAATTGGAGAATTCTTACAGAAAAGGATATAAACATCTATTAAGTGGCATAAATACATCTATACATTATGATTATATAATGAAATACAAATAATATAGGAGAATATATGAATAAATTATTAGTGTTATTAGCTGGAGTACTACTTAGTACATCTAGTTTCGCAATGAGTGGTTCGTACGGAATTGGTACGGATTATATGTGGAGAGGTCAAACACAAACTGACCACGCAATGGCGGCGAACTTCGGACTAGAACAAAATATCGGTGAAGGTTGGTATGCAGGCATTTGGAATTCAACTGTCGAACTAGGTGGAGAAACAGAACTCGAATCAGATTTTTATGCTGGTTACCATAAAGAATATGGTGAGTTCTTTGTTAATGCCGAATATATCGCTTATCGATATAGTGGAGAAATGGGTACTAACTTTGACGAAAGAATATTTCAAGTTGGATACAACTTCTTTACTTATGGAAAAGCAATGGCTGTAGAAGACGATCAGTTAGAATACGAATGGTACAACTTAGATTTACCGTTTATTTCTTGGGCTGATGTATCATTGAATTATGGGGAATGGGAAGACGGAGTTAAAAACAAAAGTCTTAAAATAGATTGGCCTTTGACTGACAACTTAACTGTTGGATTAATGGCGATGGACACTGTTGATGACGATGGAGTATCATTTACTGATGCTGTTTCGTTTAATGTACAAGTTACATTCTAAGCGCATATACTATTATGGCAGGGAAACTATTTGACAAATTCGAACAAGAAGCGTTTAGAGCAGGTATAACTGCTAGAACAAAAGCTTCTATGAAATGGTTTAGAGACAATGTTTCTAATGCAAGAGTTTCCCGTGCTTCTTTAATAGCTGACGGACCGACACGATCTGGTCACCAGTTTGGTAATATGTATAATTTTATGTATGATCCTAAAACAAAGAAGTCACTACCATACTACGATAGGTTTCCTTTATGTATTCCTGTTCAAAAAGCCAAAGGTGGTTTTTATGGACTTAATTTACATTACTTACACCCTGTAATAAGGGCTAAATTTTTAGATGCATTGTACGATATAACAAACAACGACAAGTTTGATAGAACGACTAAAATGAAAATGTCATATAGTTTGTTGAAATCTGCATCGAACATGAGATACTTTAAACCGTGTTTTAAACATTACTTAAGTGAACATGTCAATTCAAAATTATTATTAATAGAACCAGCTGATTGGGAGATAGCAATATTCTTACCAACCGAGTCATTTAGAAAAGTTTCTAAAGAAACAGTCTGGAAAGAAAGTAGGAAAATGTTCTAATGAATATAGATAGATTTAAAATTAATTTAGACGCAATGGCTCGAACTAATAGATACGAGGTAGAAATACATGGACCTGCAGGAATAAGAAGTAGAGGTCTTAGATGTACAGATGTTTCTATACCAGCGAAGTCTATTGGTACAACTAGTAATTCATATTTAAGTGCAGGACCTGAATCAGTATATGCTGATTCTGTTGACTACGGACAAACTGTATCTTTATCATTCATGTTAGATCATACTTACGAAGATAGACAAAAAATGGAACTATGGCAAAGTTATATATATGATGAAGCATATAACTTACAGTATCCTGATAAGTATTGGGGTTCTATGAAAATCATACAAATGGGTGTAGATAACTTACCGATATATGAAGTTGAGTTACATCAATGTTTCCCTACTACTATATCTTCAATCGGATTTGCATCTGGTGGTGAAACATCTATACAAACATTTTCTACTGACTTTTCATTTAGATCATGGTCTTCATCATTCGAAAATTCACCAGGTGGTCTGTTGGGTGGATTATTTAATAAGTTCTCAAGAAAACTTGAAAGCAAAGTAAACAAAAAATTATCAGACAAACTGTTCGGTTAAACGAACTAAATACTATTATATATTATTGAGGAATAAATTATGGCGTTACCAGTATTGGAGGCGACTCGTTATACATGTGAGTTACCAGTAAGCAAAAAGAAAGTGGAATATAGGCCTTTCTTGGTTAAAGAACAAAAACTTCTATTAGTTGCAGGTGAGAGTGATGATCAATCACAAATATCAAATGGAATGTTGGACTTGTTAGGGAATTGTGTATTTAACAGTTCTGAAATAAATCTAAGAGAAATACCTATAATGGACTTGGAATATTTATTTATCCAAGTTAGAATGAAGTCCGCTGGTGAAACAGTTAAAGTAGGACTAGGTTGTCTCAAGTGTGAGCAACCAACTGAGGTTGAGATTGATTTACGAAAATCGGAAATGAATGGTGTAATGCCAGAAAATACGATTAAGTTGACTGAACAAATTGGAATAACATTAACATATCCAAGTTTGAAGTCAATGCCTGAGGAAGAAACATCTACTACGGAAAGTATCTTTGACATGATAGCTGGTTGTATTGACCAAGTCTATAGTGGTGATGAAGTTTTTACTAGAGATGATTTTAGTAGTAAAGAATTAAAAGATTTCTTAGACCAGTTTACAAGTGAACAATTTGAAAAACTGAATAATTACTTTATGGAAATGCCAAAATATAGTCAAACTATAAGTTGGACTTGTATAGAATGTGGTGAAGACAATGAAAGAGAGTTACAAGGTATAGCGGATTTTTTCGCATAGCCCTCTCTCATGAAAGTTTATATAACTACATGCATACAAATTTTGCATTGATGCAACATCATAATTATAGTTTAACAGAACTAGAAAATATGATACCTTGGGAGAGGGATGTTTATGTAAACTTATTACTTAAACACTTAAAAGACGAAAAGAATAGATTGGATAAACAGAGGAATTAAAATGGGTGATGATAGAGACAGATTTTCGGGTGACATGAGTCGCAACGAAGTAGAAATAGACCTTAAAAAGTTTATGGAGATGGTTACTGAAAACAACGATCTCAAACGAGAAATTTTTGAATTAACAAATGATGAAAGAAAGAACCCTTGGCAGAAATGGGTATTCGCAGCTAAGACGATAGATGCATGGAGAATTATACCAAGACTATTCTTGGGTATCTACATGTACTTGTTGTATTACGCGACCTTCTGGTTTATGGACTTAGCGGAGCCTTCACTTGAACAATCAGGATTGATTTCAATTCTAGTTGGAGCTGGTGCAGCGTGGTTTGGTCTATACACTTCTAGTGCTGCAAAAGAACACGGCGACACTAACCCTAATTAGGAATAATTAAATGGCAGATAAAATTGTACCAGATACTACTGACTTTAGTGAACAAGTAGTTAAAAAACTAACTACTACTAATAAGTATACTGGTCAACAACGCAAAAAACTTGATACTATTAATGAGACTCTCCAAGAGAATACATTAGGTACATCGGATATAGTTGCGTCTGTCAATGAAGCAGCAAGACTTGAAGTTCAAGCTAATGAACTTAAAGAAAAGAAAGATGCTGAAAATAAAAAACTAGAAGAATCAGCTTTTAAAGAAACACGAAAAGGTTTTAAAGGAATGATTCTAACAGCAAAAGATGGGTTAGATAAATTATATAACGAACAGAAATCTGCTAAAGAAATATTTAGTGACATTGGTGATGGATTTAAAAGTGACTTTCAGATGTTTAGTAATTTGTTAGCACCACTTCAAGCAATTCCAGGTATGAATACTGCCATACAATTACTGAGTGGTGCAGGTACATTTTTCTTAAAAGGTATTTTCGCATTAGCTACTGCTGAAGGTAGACAAAAAGCTATAGAATGGGCAGCACAGAAGAAACAATGGGCAGCAGAAAAACTAGCTGCAGTAAAAGAAAGAGTTCGAGCTATGTCCAGAGATCAGGATTTTGTAGGACCACAGATACCTGGTGAGGAGAAAGGCAGTCTTTTAATGTTTGTTAAGAATTTATTTAAAATAGTAAGAGTAGCTCTTGCAGTTTTGGTTGCATTTTTTATTGGTGGGATAGTTGGTCTTGGATTAGCTGTTAAGAATATCTATAGTTTCATTCTTCCGAAACAGTTAAAAGATGCTTTTAAAAATACAGGTAAATCTATTAGGTCATATTTTGGAGCATTTTCAAATACTGTCAAATCTCTGATTCCCTCACCTAAAGAAGGTGGTCTTGTATCAAGAGCTATAGGATCCATATCAAGTGGATTTCAAAAATTTATGGGTAAGATAAAACCTATGGTTGATGGTATAAAGAACTTGATAAAGAATCCTATGGTTCAAAAGGCCGCGAACTTTGGTAAGACATTAGGTAAATTATTCTTTCCTCTTACAATATTAATGTCAGCATGGGAAGCTATCAAAGGTGCTATGTCAGGGTTTACAAATACTGAAGGTAATTTATTTGAAAAAATAGTCGGTGGTCTAATGGGAGCAGTAGAAAATCTAGTAAAGTTCTTTATCGCAATGCCATTAGATTTGATTAAAGATTTGATTGGTTGGATAGCTGGTATG